GGTATATCGATTTTCCAGAAAGAGAAATCTGGTCGATGAATTACCCGATGAGACCTGGCAGACTGCCCTCGGGATTGATTTGGGGTTCGTGGACAGCACGGCGTTCATCGTGGTCGCGTGGAGTGAGGATGTAGCAGAGACGTATGTGATCCATGCAGAAAAGCACCAGGGATACACGTCGGATGATATTGCGAGGAAAGTGCATCAGCTCGATGCAGAATACAATTTTGATCGAATGTGCGCGGACACTGGCGCGTTGGGCAAGATGATCATCGAAGAGATTAACAAGAGGTATTCACTTTCCATCACTCCTGCAGAAAAATCCAAAAAATATGACCATATCGAGCTCCTCAACTCAGACTTCAAGAAGGGGAAATTTCTCATTGTGGATAATCCAGAAACTCGCTGCCTTGTGGACGAACTGGAGCTGCTGGAATGGGACCCGATGGAGCGTCAGAAGGGCAAATATATTGAGAGATCAGACTGCGAGAATCACGCGGCAGATGCGATGCTGTATGTATGGCGTGAAAGCCTGGGGTATTTGCATACTCCGGAAAATCCTGCGTTGGTTTTCAACTCCCCGGAATGGTTCAGGGCTGAGGAGAAGCGTATGGAGGAGAGTGCATTGGCATTGGTGGGAGATCAAGACGTGCCTTGGTGGGAAACTTCGGGGCATGATCCGGTAATGGGAGGATACTGATGGCAAAACAGAAAAAATCCAAAGAAGAGATTTACCAGAAAGGCGTTGGAGACGTCTATAAGGCGATTCCTGCAACCATGGCAGGATTCCCGGTTGATGCAACGGAGCTCGCAGCCCTCGGCGCGTACTATGGAGTCGGAAGGGAACCCTATGCATCCCGATATAAGAAAATGAAACCGACTGTTTCCACCCGGGAAGAGCAGAAACGGCAGGAAAAACCGTTTGAACCGGAGCTGATCCCCGGCGGATCCCCTTGGATCTATGAAAAAATGGGAGGTGATCCTTCCAGTGCAGAATTTATCAGCGGATCGTTGCTCGCAGGAGACCTTCCTTACTCAAAAATGGCAGGAGCCGCCACCGGAGTCATGGCATTGGGCTCATTGGGGATCCCTTTAAAGAAAAGAATCGCGAGTGCTAATCGTTTACTGAAAAAAGGTGCCTCTGAAGACGAAATTCTGAAAAAAACCGGCCTGGTTGCAGCAGATACGAAAACCGGGTGGCGTCAGCCTCCGGAAACCCTGTCGTTGCGGACCTATGGAGGCGGGAAAACGCAGCTTCCGCGTGAATTGCAGAAGCAGCTCATGGAATCGGAGGCATTATCGACGCTTCGGATGTATTTGACCGAGGAGGAGCTACAATCGTTAACGCCTGAGACGATTTTGGCAATGGAGCAGATGATCAAGACCGGACGAACCAGGCCTTCAGACAAATATCCGCAAGGCAAGCCGATCACGATCACCCATGGAGAAACAGCAGTCCCAAGACTTGGTCAGGAGGAGATTGGAGCACTGGCGTTTGCCGGGAGGCACAAAAAAGGATGGTATAAGCACTCGGCGCAGCAGCTCCGGAACGTGTTCCAGGATGATACGGAGCGGTTTATAGGATTATTAGCAGCAACAAGTCCTCAGACCTCCGTTGAAATGAACATGGAGAACTCCCTCCGGATCTGGAAGAACTGGGATGCAGCTGGACGCCCGACCGACAAGGCTGCGATTAAGAAAATCATGGGCCAGAGTGTCGTCGGGACAGGAACTGAAGCATCAGTGATGGATGCCTGGGTGAATAATTCGATCGAGGCCTTGACCGCGGAGGATCCGACCGCGATCGTGCTTTCCGGGCCGAAGGCAAACAGCTTCATGAAGAATCTTCTCGAGGGATATGATGAAGTAACGAATGATACCTGGATGGGCCGAGCCTACAACGTCCTCCAGGATGTTTTCGGAGGCAAAGCGACAGCAGCAACGGAGGGTAAAGGCGGGAAAGGACCTGGTTATCTGCTTAGTAATGCTGCAACCCGGCGAGCAGCTGCTTTCCTGGAAAAGAAAACCGGTCAGAAGTGGACTGCAGCAGAGGTCCAGGAGACGGTTTGGAGTTATGCGAAGGCGATCTATGAAAAGCGTCGGAAGGGACCAGGAACCCAGAAATCGATGCAGGAGCTTGCAGAGGATATCACTGCAGAAGACATAGCGGAAGTTGTTGACTTTGCTAGTCTGATGAGTGATCCTAAGTACTCAAACATTCTTAAAGGTACGCGATATGAAGAACGACTCAGCACGATCACCCCATTTCAGTCAGAAGCAGAAATTGGGGATCTACCACCTTACCGAGGGTTCGGACCCGCTTTTGGGCGAGCTCTTGAAGGATTCGAAGATCAGTTCCGAGAAACAGACTCAACCAGATTCATCAAAACGATCCGGGACAAAGTCAACCGTTCGATACTCGCAAGCCGTGAGGGCTCTAGCAAGGTCAACCGGCCATACGCTGGAAGAAGCGAGAGAAATCCTGGCCGAAGCTTAAAAGGCCTCGGCAAGGTTACCCGGTTCAATCTTTCAGATGCAGATCAGAAGCGTTTAAACTCTTTAGGTTATTCCACTCCAGATTGGTATGAGCTTCCACAAACCCCGGAAGCTGCTCTCCGTTTTCAGGAATCCATAACAGAATCCAAAAAAGTCAGCAAATATGGTGCTGCGGTTTATGTTTATGAACCGGAGGAATACCAGGATATGCGGATGTTCCTTTCCAAAGATGGCATGACCGGGTTTGCCCTCAAGGGTGATGATATCGTCTCGGTCTTCAATAATTCAGAATCGGTTTACGATGGTACTACGGTTTCAGCACTGATGCTCGCGGTTCAGGAAGGCGGCAGGAAGCTTGATGCCTTTGACAGTGCATTGCCGAATCTTTATTCCATGGCAGGTTTTCGTATGTCATCCAGGACCGCCTGGAATGACGAATTTGCGCCTCCGGAATGGGATAAGGAAATCTTCAAAAAATATAACAACGGCGAGCCCGATGTTGTGTTTATGCATTATGACCCTCAATCAACGAAGGTCTATGAGCGAATGTCGGGAACTTATGACCCTGAAGATCAGCTCAGGAACTCACTTCTCCGCGATGAATATGATGATGCAGTAGCCCTCCAGGGGCAGAACGTCATGGAATCATCAACAAGGTTCCGGAAAGATGGACCAGTTGCACCATGGCAAGTCCAGGAAAAAAGCCTGGTTCCGTTTATTTCTCCAGGGAAGCAGGAAAAGCTCACCAGGCGGATGTACGACGAGAGCCGCGCCAGGGAGGCCTTGGCAGGAACTCAGTCGGATATTGGGTTCACGTCTCCTGCCATGAAAGTGATTATCGGATCAAAGGAGGAATCCCTGAAACCGAAGGTCTGGTTGAATAAGCTCCGGGGCGGAGGCGTCCCAAAGGAGGAACTTGAGTGGACCGGTCTTCAGGAATGGCTGCAGAGTAAAGGCAAGGATCGCGTAACGAAGCAGGAGCTCCAGGAATTCATGCAGGCAAACCAGATTCAGATCCAGGAAGTGGTGTATGGGGCCGACTCAAACCCTATGTCTAGATATGCGACGACCAAAGCAGATGAGTACATGGGAACCTGGGCGGGAGGAGATGAATCCAGGGTCCGGATCCCCGGCGGTCAGAACTACCGGGAGCTGGTGCTGATGGTTCCGGAGAGTCAGTTTCATTCACCAAGTATGGATTTAAAACCACTGCAAGAGAAAAAGGATTTATTATTTGCCGAGGTTGAAGCTGAAAAAGCTAGGTTAAAAGATGAATGGATGAAAGAGACAGGAAATACGGAGCTCCTATGGGAACAATACGATAGATGGCTAAAGGATGAAAAACAGGGAAGGACTACTAAGTTAAATGAATTAATGGAGAAACATGGCCAAGCACATATAGATTTAGTGTCAGCAAAAGCAGCAAATCCCGCTGATAACCCGCGCTTCCCAGGAGAAAAGGGTCACTACCCGGAAGACAACGTGATCATGCATATCCGTATCAATGAGCGCATCGATGAAGACGGCAGGAGGGTTCTGTTCGTCGAGGAGCTGCAGAGTGATTGGGGCCAGAAGGGGCAGAAACATGGGTTTAAACCCCCAAGCCGAGAAAAAATAGCTGAGCTGCAAAAAAAAGTTGATGAATTAGAGCAAAAAGTAGTTGAACTTGAGAGCTACAAAAATCAAGAGGAATACAATGCATATATAGAAATTAATCAGCAGTTTG